GGGCGCCCCCCCCCCCGGGGCCGCGTCCATTTCCCCCCAGACGGGGCGCTTGGCCGCGCCCTGGGGCGTGCGCCCGCCGCTCTCGACGATAAGCGTCGGCCGCCCGAGATGGTGGAGGAGGTGATCGAGCTTGGCCGGGATGTCGCCCGAGTCGAGATCGACCACGAGGCTCTGCATCTGCAGGACATCGGCGGCACGCGCCTGTCCGGTTTCCGCCACCGTGCCGGGGATGACATAGACCGCCGCGCCCTCGCGCGCGGCCCAGCCTGCGAAGGTGGCGAGCTTTTCGGGCGCCGTCGCGTCCGCCTCGATCCAGATGTTGTGGGGACGGCCGTCCTTCCCCTGACCCTTGTCGACGAAACCGCGAACCGGGATCAGCCCGTCGGAATAGCCAAAGACCACATCGACGAAGCGCGCGATCTGGTCCGCGTCAGGTTCGACCGCGAAGGGATCGTGGAGAGGTGCCGCGTCGTTGAAATCCCGCCAGGGATTGAAATGGATGATGTTGTCGTCGCTCATGCCGGCAGCCCCCAGCAGCGCTCGGTCCACGGGCAGAACCGGCACTCGAAGAAGTCGCGATTGGCGGCAATGCGCGGGAGCAGTTCGCCCGCGTCGGTCGCCCGCAGGATCCGCACGCCGCGGTCGGACATGCGCTGCGCGAGGTCGGCATCGAAGGGCACGAGCTCGTGGTGTAGCTCGGCCGTGTCCTTGTTGATCGCGGTGAAGAGCGCGGGGTTCGCACTGATGCCCGGCACCGTCGCTTCCATGTAGGCCTGGTAGAGCGCGATCTGCGCGGCGTAGACGGGCTTTGCGACGGTCACGCCCTTGGAAACCGTCTCGCGCCAGTTCTTCGCGTTCATCGTCTTGCACTCCCAGAGCGCGGGAATGCGCAGTCCAAGCGCCGCCGGGGCCTCGGCGACGATCCCGTCGACATGACCGCGGATGCGCCCGCCTGCGACGGAGAAGCCGAACTGGCCGCCATCACGTTTCTGGGTGACGAGATCGAGCCCCGCCGCCCGCAACCAGCGGATGGCGAGATCCTCGAGTTCGTGCCCGATGGCGAAGATCCGGAGCGACCGGCCGGAGAAGTCCTGGCCATCGTCCTTCGGCGCACTCGCGAACTCGAACTGCAGAGCGCGCTCGCAGGCGTGCCCAAGCCGCGACGCTCCGAGATAGTCGCGCGGCGGTGTGACAGCGCGCTCGGCTTCAAGGGCCGCGTCCACTGCCGCGTTGATGCGCTCGGCGATGCCGGGGCGGTGGTTGTAATCCAGCATCAGAACGGGATCTCCGAATGGCTGGCGATCTCCGCCATCTCGGCGCGGAAGGCCTCGATGGTGGTGACGATCAGCCGGTGCATGTCGTTCTGGGTCAGTTGGCCGAGCGGCCGGTCCCAGCCGATCCGCTCCATCTCTGGGGCGAGGGCGCGCATGACGGCGGGCAATGCCTGGGTTTCCTCTTCGGTGAAATCGACCATGCTCAGTCCTCTCTTTGCTTTGCGGGTGAAGGCCGCCTGGCAGCCCATGGAACAGAACCAGCGGTGGGTGCGGGTTGGGCGCGGCCGGTGGGGATCGAACCAGCCGAAGCCGCGCGTGCGGGATGTGCAGACGGCGCAGAGCATCGGCCGCGGATGCCAGAGGCGATCACGGCCCGGTCGATCCGCAGCCGCTGAGGACGGGGATGGGACTTGCGCGACATGGTTCACGCTGCCCTCCGCTCGGGCGCGGCCGACATGACGAGCCGGCGAATGTCACGCCGGTTGAACTGGAAGGTGATCAGCGCCGAGGCGCGGTAGCGGGTCAGCCCGTAATCCTGCCGCTGCGCGGGCGAGAGGTATTGCAGCTGCTTCTCGGTCGGCGTCTGCGTCAGCCAGCGCTTCGACTTGAAGGCGCTCTCATCGCTCTCGTGTTCGTTCAGCCAATCGTCGGCCTGCGCGAGGCAGACCGTCCGATCCCCCACGCCGAGAAGGCAGGTCGGCTGCCCTCTGGCGCCGCCCACGGCATGCCAGCGGCCTTCGAGGAAGAACACGCCGCCCCAGGCGCTGAAGCCGCTGGCCATCAGCGTGGCATCGTCGCCGAACAGATCCTCCCATACGAAACTCGACCGCTTCAGAAGGTCGATCTCGGACATGACGACGTTCTCGAGCGGCGTCGTCACGGATCCGCCTTGGAATTCGTGGCCGCAGATCGGGCACTGCCGCGACGCGAGCGGGATCTCCGCCTCGCAGTCCGGACAGGTCTTCGTCGGAACTTCGCCCGGTGTCGGATCGCGACCGTCTAGATCGACGTCCTGCTCCAGCGTTCCGTGCGTCAGGCTCGAGATCCCGAAATCCAGAACGATGCAGTCGATCTTCACCACGCCGGGATGTTCGGCCGGATCGACGGTGCGCAGGCCGCGCCCGACCATCTGGATCATCGTGGACTTGTAGGAGCTGGGGCGCAGCAGGACGACGCATGAGGTCGGCGGGTGGTCCCAACCTTCTGTCAGAACCGCGACATTGACGATGACCTGTACTTCCCCGGACGCATAGGCTTCGAGCACCATCTTCCGCTCAGTGGAGCCCATGTCGCCAAGGACGACGGCGGCCGGGTTTCCAGCCTCGTTGAAGGCGGTCGCCACGTTCATGGCGTGCGCGACCGTCGAGCAGAACACGACGGTCTGACGGTTCCCGGCCTTCTCCTCCCAGTGCCGGACCACTTCCTCGGTAATGGGCGCGCGGTTCATGATCGCCGCAACAGCGCCCATGTCGTAATCGTCCGCGGTCTTGCGGACGGCGCGCAGCTGGTCCTGCACGCCGACATCGATCACGAAGGTTCGCGGCGGGACGAGGTGACCGGAGGCGATCAGCTCGCCCAGCCGGACCTGGTCGGCGACGTTGTCGAAGACCTCGCGCAGGCCCTTCCTGTCGCCCCGGTTCGGCGTCGCCGTGACGCCGAAGACTCGTGCCTCCGGATTGGCATCCCGCACCCGGTCGATGATGCGGCGATAACTCTCGGCCACCGCGTGATGCGCCTCGTCGATCACCAGCAGGTCGAGCTTCGGCATCGCGGCGAGATTGGACGCCCGCGACAGCGTCGGCGCCATTGCGAAGGTGACCTGTCCGTTCCAGGACTTGGTCGTGGCATCGACGACGGATGTCTCCGTGTCGGGATTGACCCGGGCGAACTTCGCCCGGTTCTGGCTGGTCAGCTCGTCGCGATGGGCGAGCACGCAAGCCTTGGCGCTGTCACCGGTCATCCTGCCGGTGACGGCCGAAAGCATGATCGTCTTGCCCGCGCCGGTGGGCGCCACGCCCAGCGTGTTGTCGCGGGTCGAGAGCGCAGCGAGGCTGCGCTCCACGAAGAGTTTCTGGCGGGGACGGAGGAGCATC